TATAAATGATGCTAGTGTTTTAAATGCAACAACATTAGGATCAGCAGTAGTTAACTCAAGTCTACAAACATTAGGCACAATTACTACAGGTGTATGGAATGGAACAATTATAGATCCTACATACGGTGGTACAGGCGTAAACAACGGATCTAAAACCATTACATTAGGTGGATCTTTTACACACACTGGTGCTCATACATTAGGAATTACTACAACAGGAAATACAAGTGTAACATTACCAACAAGCGGTACTATCGCAAGAGTAGATGACGGATTAAATCAATTCGCGGCAACTACTTCGGCACAATTAGCTGGTGTATTAAGTGACGAAACTGGTTCTGGAGTTGCTGTTTTTGGCACAAGCCCAGCAATTACAACAAGTATTACAACAGGTAGTACAACATTTGGCTTAGTAGATACCACTGCTACAACTGTTAACTTTGCTAGAGCGGCCACAGCTTTAACAATGGGTGCCGCTACTGGTACAACTACTATACAAAACAACTTAAACGTTGACGGTGACATTGAAATCGATGGCGGAGATTTAACATTTAGTGATGCAAGTATTAACATTGCTAACAGTACTCCAACCACTATAAATTTTGCAGATGCGGCATCAACATTGAATATTGGTGCTACAACTGGTACAATGACATTGAAAAATACAAACATTGTTATTAATAATGACTTAGCAATTAATGGTACAACACTTGATACAGATGAAACTGGAACGTTTAACCTACTTAAAGATAATGTAACTACTATTGCATTTGGACAAGCGGCAACAGCTATTCAAATGGGTGCAACAACTGGCACAACAACGGTAAGAAATAATCTAACTACAGATGGTGACTTAACTATTTCTGCAGGTGGCGTGCTTATAGCAGATGCTATTAATAATATTCCAATTGGAAATTTAACACCAAGCTCAGCCGCATTTACAACCCTTACAGCAAATAATTTTGTTACGTTCACAGATGCTACAAATGCAACAGGTGATTTTGCAACTGGTAGTGCATCAGTTAAAATTACAGGCGGATTACACGTAGCAAAAGATATAAAAGCTGATAACTTTATAGGTGATGCTAGTGCAAGTGATCTTACAAGTGGTACTATTCCAGACGCAAGAGTACCTTCAAGTGCAATTACACAACACCAGTTAGATTTAACAGGAACCGGTGCATTAAACGCTGGTAGTATTACAGCAGGATTTGGTAGCATTAATATTGGTACTAGTACATTTTCTGGAAATGGAGGTGGCTTAACTGACTTGGTCGCAACGCAATTAACAAGTGGTACAATTCCGGATGCACGTATCCAATCAAGCGGTGTTACACAACACCAAGCTGATCTTACAGCAACTGGACAACTTAATGCAGGAAGTATATCAACAGGATTTGGTAACATTGATATTGGAGCAAGTTCGTTTAGTGGAACAGGTGCTTGTTCTTTTGGTGCAACAAGCTTTAATGATAATAATATTACAAATGTTGGTAGTATTGCTCTAGATAGTATTACTTCAGATAATGGAGCTAGTATTGATTTTAATTCAAATGCAGTAGTAACATTTGCTAATACAAGTTCATCAACAAGTACAACAACAGGTGCTGTAAGAGTAAGCGGTGGTTTGGGTGTTGCTGGTGCATTATATGCCGCAGGATTGTACACTGCTGATGGTAGTAACGTACAATCACTTAATGCAAGTTATCTTGCAAGCGGTACAGTACCAAACACAAGGATTGATGGAACATATAGTAACTTAACAGGCACTGGTGCATTAGACGCAGGTGAAATTACTTCTAACTTTGGTAATGTTAATATTGGTACAAGTACATTTACTGGTAATGGTAGTGGTCTTACAAGCGTTGATGCTACAACACTTGATAGTATAGATAGCACTTCGTTTGTGCGTAGTGATGCTGACGACACTATTACTGGACTTTTAACAACAAGTAGAAGCGGCGAACAACTAAAACTTAGTGACACTAGTGCAACAGGTAATCCTTATATTGGCTTCTATCAAGGTACTACAAGAAGAGCTTATATTCAATTTGTAGACTCTGGAGGAATACTACGTTTAGCAAGTGACGAAAACAATGATAGACTAGATATTGGCAACGGAACAACCGGATTACAACACTATGTTGATGGCACTGGTTACACTGTATGGACTTCAGCTAATGACGGTGTTGGTAGTGGGTTAAATGCTGATACACTTGATGGCGTAGACTCAGGAAGTTTTATACGTAGCGATGAAAATGATAGTTTCACTGGTACATTAAGCGGTACTGGAAGCATAAACATAAGCGGAAATGTAAGTTGTACAAATCTATCAGGAGATGGTAGTGGTATTACTGGTGTTACAGCAACAAATGCAGGCACACTAGACAATTTAGATAGCTCACAATTTTTACGTAGTGATACAACAGATCAAAAAACATCTGGTGCCTTACAATTTGCTGATGATGTTCATTTAGAATTTGGTGATCAATTTGATTCAGAAATTTATTTCACTGGTACTACTCTACTTTTTGATATTAATGGCGATAATGACATTAAATTTAGAGATGGTAATAGTAGTAATGCTGATAGATTTACGTTTGATATTTCAGCTGGATCATTTACAGCAACAGGCGAAATTACTGCTTATTCTGATATATCTCTAAAAGACAATATTGAAGTTATAGCTGATCCGTTGAGCAAGATTTTGAGTGTTAGGGGTGTTACATTTACACGTACTGATATCGAAGAAAATCCTGACAAAAGACATATGGGTGTTATAGCTCAAGAAATTGAAGAGCATTTTCCAGAAGTTATAAGTGAAGACGAAAACGGAATCAAATCAGTAAACTATGGAGCAATGGCTGGTGCATTTATTGAAGCATTCAAAGAACAGCAAGCTCAAATTGATGATCTCAAAAGAATGGTCAAAAAGCTAACCGATAAATAGAGTATAAGGACTTGACATACATAATTATAAGTGTTAAAATAAAAAATATGAATGTAGGAAAATAATATGGCTTTACCTAACACAGGAAGCACAATTACAATGAGTCAAATCTCTAACTATTTCAGTGGACCATCATCCACGATTAGACTCAGTGCTGATTTAGGACCATATATAGGTATAGGTAACCAGGCTACTATATCAATGAGTAGTAGTTTTGGCGGATATTATTTTCCATAGTTTAACAGGAGAACTTATGATAACATTATATGAAATTATGAACGTACACCTAGCGGATGAATATACAAAAGCAAGAAAAAAACATCTAGTTACAACAATGGAGTTAGAAAAAGATTTGTTTAATCAAGCTATTGAAGCTATTGATGCTATGGATATTCCAGAAGATGATGAAAGACATCATTGGATACAAAAATTTGGTATCACAGCAGGTATCGATTTGCTTACATTAGGCAAAGTACAGCCAGAAAATATGTTGGCTATGAGAGGATTAGGTGATGATTTTCAAGAAGCTGTAAAAGTTGCAACAAGTACAGCAAGGAAATTAAATCAAAATACTATCGATGCTGAAAAAGACCTTAACGAAGAACTTATACCAAATACTACAATTTAATGAAAATTAGTATATGTGTTCCTTGCAGAGATCAAGTACACACTCTGTTTACACAAAGTTTAGTTAATCTGACTAATAGACTTACCCGCAAGCAAATAGATTTTGAATTGCATCTATTTTCTGGAAGTGTAATCTGTGAGTCACGCACAAGACTTGTTAACGAAGCTTTATCTGTAAATAGTGATAAAATATTATTTTTGGATAGTGATATACAATTTCCTTCAAATGTAATAGAAAAGCTAAATTCTCATAATAAAGATATTGTTGGAGCAACTTATAGTACAAGATATCCACCTTATCAAACTGTAGCATTTACTAATCCAGATAATATAAAAGATAGATTAGATGCTTCTAGTGGGTTACATAAAATTTGGGCTGTAGGAATGGGGTGTATGTTGATTGATAAAAATGTATTTAATACACTACCTAAGCCTTGGTTTAATCACGAATATAATAAAATAAACGACACGTTTAGCGGAGAAGATATATACTTTTGCAATCAGGCAATGCATCACGGCGTAGATGTATGGATAGATGCTAATATAAAATTAGCACATATAGGAACAAAGGCATACACATTATGAAAGCTATAGACAGATTTAACAAATTTTCTAAGCCTTTACACAACGGACAAGATCAATTAAAAAATCTTATATTTGACAGATATCCAGTATTAAAGATAGATGACTATTGTAATCTAGACAAAGTTTATCAACAAAATATAGATAGCGATTATGTATGGGTAGTTGATAAAAACATTAAAGTATTTGATAGCTTTCCTTGGTGGTTCAAACCAAGGTCAAACGACATTATACAAATACATGAATTTCCTTATGTATACAAAGAAAGTAGAAAAATAAAAAGTTGGGACAAAGTGCGTTTAGTGCCAACTAAACAAACACAGCATGAACCACGACAGCATATTCATATCTGTGGAGAATATGATGTATATAAAGGCAATAGTAAATTTGATTGCTTTTACATAGGAGAAAATCAAGAGGATATAAATTCTATACAGCAAAAAGTTCCGCATCTACAAACAGTTAAAACATGGCAAGAAGCACAACAACGTAGTTACACAGATATGTTTTGGGTAATATGGGAAGATGTTGATGTTAGAAATACATTTAAATTTAGTTTTAAGCCAGACGAATGGAGTCATGATTTTGTCCACGTATTTGGCAATGGTGATATTGATCAACTAGACGGAGTAGCATTATTTCCAAAAAATTATAATATTACAGAAAAAGAATTAGAACATAGATTTTATGTGAATAAAAAAGAAGTTCGTATTATGGCAAGTACTCCAAAAAAATACGAACGGTTTACTATAGACAATTATGAAGACTACGAAAATGCATTACTTAAATCAACTAATGATATGTTCTGGGGAGTTCCGTCTGATGTAGAAATTATTGAAGATTTTGACTTTGATTATTATATTAGTCACCACGATAAATCTTTAAGAAAACAAAATCATGTATTTTTAAATAAAAACAAATACAATGGTGTAGTATTGTTTAGCAAACATTCTATTGTTACAAAAAAAGAAATTGCTTATAGATTTGTTGTTAATCCTATAGAAACTAATATTGTAGCTTCTAAACCTAAACCTATTGATGTGTTTACAATTAACAATTATGCAGATTATGAAAAAGCCTTAGAAAAAAGCAAATCTCATGTTTTTCTTGGTGTTCCTGATGATGTAATATTGGATAAAAATTTTAATATAGATGAATGGATAGCAGAACAAAAAACCTTAGATACAGGAACTACACATTTATTTTTAAATGATAAACATTATGATGGTGTTGTTCTTTTTAGTAAAAGTTTTAAGGTTACAAAAAAAGAAATAAATCATAGATTTCTTGTAAGTAATAAAGAACATAAGATATTAGCAAGCATTCCTCGCCCTTATGAAAAGTTTACAATTAATAATTATGAAGATTATTTACAGGCACTACAAGATTCTAAAACAGAAATGTTTTGGCTTATTCCTAGCGATGTAGATGTAAAAGACGATTTCAATTTTAATTTGTACTTTAGTCATCACAATAAATTTGATAAAGAAATAAATCATGTATTTTTAAATGATAAGAACTACGATGGAATAGCTTTAATGAGCAAAGAATGTATAGCAACTGAAAAAGAAATTAATCATAGATTTTTTATTAGTAAAAAAGAACACGAAGTAGTTGCAAGTACCCCTAAACCATTTGATAAATTTATTATAAAAGATTACGACGATTACTTAAAAGCAAAAGAAAAATCAAAAACAGGAATGTTTTGGATTATATATCATGATATAAATGTTGTAGAAGATTTTAATTTTAATATGTATATATCGCATCATAATCAATATGAAAGAAAAATTAATCATGTATGGAAGAATGGTGAATACTACGATGGAATTGCACTAGTAACAAAAAATATAGTTCTTACAAAACACGAAATAGATTATAGATTTTTAGCAATTAAAAAAGAATATACCGAAGTTGGAAGTTATCCTAGTACATATGATATTGTCTTTATTAGTAACGGTGAAAATAATGCTGATAAAAATTATGAAAGACTGACTTCATCATATCCTAATGCTAAAAGAGTTGATAAAGTTAAAGGAATACACCAGGCACATATTGAAGCCGCAAAGCTTGTAGATACTGAAATGTTTTGGGTAGTTGACGGTGATGCCGAATTACTAATGGACTTTGAGTTAGATTATCAAATTGCATATTACGACATAGATGGGAAACGTACTGTATATGTATGGAGGAGTATGAATCCTGTTAACGGATTAGTTTACGGATATGGCGGTGTAAAACTTTTACCAACAAAACTTACCTTAAATATGGATGTTAACACTGCTGATATGACCACAAGTATAAGTAAAAACTTTAAAGGTATCTCTCGTATGAGTAATATTACAGCATTTAATACCGATAGTTTTAGTGCTTGGAGAAGTGGATTTAGAGAATGTGTAAAACTTTCTAGTAGGACAATTAACAGACAAAAGGACGACGAAACTACATTTAGATTAAAATCTTGGTGTTCAAGAGGACAAGAAAAAGAGTTTGGTGCTGAAACAATAACAGGTGCATATGAGGGAGCAAAGTATGGAATTAAATGGAAAAATAATCCAGATGCTTTGAAAAAAATAAATGATTTTGATTGGTTAAAGAAAAGATTTAATGATACTTATCCACCAGAGTCTTTTGATTTTGATTTGGACTTTTTAGATTATTCTGAGGAAGAAAGTCTTAAAGCGTTTAATCCTATTGTAAGCACTATGTTTAAAGAAATTGAAAATAAGCTAGGAAAGAATTATAAATTTCAGCATGGTAGTGTAAAGTTATCAGTTACTAATGTTGGAGATTTAATTTGGGATAAAAAAGGTGTTAGAGTAAGTAGCGAATATGCAGATGCAGAGATAACAACAGATCTTAAAACAGGCTTAAAACTTCTAAAAATGGAAGATGATTCTGTAGAAATGTACAAGCGTGGTGATTTTTTATTAGAAGGTGATGCAGACTTAGCAATGCTATTTTTTGATGATTTAAAACAGCAAGTTTTACATAAAGAAGATAGCAAAATAGCATTACATAGAATAGCTCTATCAAGTATTGTTGATAATGAATCATTAGATATGCAAATAAACATTAATAAAGTTGGATCAATTAGTATAGATAATAATGGTATTATAGAGAAAGATAACAAAAAAGAAACATATATTGAATGTGATCAAGAGATATTTGAACAAATATTAGAAAATGAATTATCTGTTGTTGATGCGTTACAAGAAAAAAGTATAACTTATAAAGGTGATATTTTAGAAGTTATTAAGTTAAGCCAACAGCTTGATCGTCAAGAAATACATGAATGAGTTTTATTACTGTTTCTAATTTATTATAATTTCTTTTATTTCTTAATGTATTCTGGACACCTTGATGTAGTGGTTTAGGCCATTGATTTAATGTTACCCAGCAATACCCATCATGCTCGTCGTTTAAATTTGGTAAAAATTCATTTTGAACAATACAAAGATAAGTATGGAAATTAAAATGTTGATCACTGCTTATAAAAGTTTCTAAAGGAAAAACTTTTCTTATGTTGTCTACTATGCCTATTTCTTCATTTATTTCTCTACTTAAAGATTCCCACGGAGATTCTTTATCCTCAGCTGTTCCGCCAACAAGACCCCACTTGCCTTTGGTTTTTCCTTTTGTTCTATGTAAAAGTAAAAATCTTTCAGTATCTTGTGCATAAAATAATGCACCACTACAAACTATTTTGTCCATACAAATAGTTATTTTATATTACTAAATCCCAACTTCCTCTTGGATAATATCCATCAATTGCAAACTGCCAGTAAAAACTATTCCAATAAAACTGTTGACTTGTGTTTAGATTTGTTACATAAGTTGCAGTTTTTGTTTGGCTAGCATCAAAAATTATTTGCCATTCAGTACCAGACCATTCGCAAATATCTCCAGTATCTGCTACAAAGTCTCGATTAGTTGTGGATTTCCACGCATCTGCTCCATCTTCGTTTATATATAAAACATACCTTACTTCTTCGCCTGGTTTTGGCATATCGTCTGGCTCTATTTTTAATACTAAACTACCATCAATAGTTTCTTGTGTTGTAACATCAGTCTTACGTATATTGTTAATATACACATCAATATCATATACTCTATCAGCATCTACTTCTGTTTCTACTCGTGTGGTGCTATTACTTGCTGTAAATATTCTTTCAATTTTTCCGCCTATAGGTTGTAAAAGTAAAAGTCGAACACCGTTTGCTTTTACAGTAGTAGGATTAAAGTTACGTGGATTAATAATATAATCAACTGTTCCTGCATTTTTCGTTGGCCCTTGTAAAAGCGTATCTGCTGGTAAAGTATCAACATCGTATGTCAAAATAACTTCTTGTGTATTATTATTAACAAAGTCAAATGTACCTACAATAGGTGTTAATAATTCGGCTCGTTTTAATCTTAATTGACTTATTCCAGGCTGGAACTTAGCTGGCGCCTCAGCTTCTAAAACATTTAGCCAACTAATATCACTAATATTTGCGGCATTTTTAGCAAGTTTAGCTACTCCTTTTTCTACTAATATATCAAAGTTTCTATAGCTTGCTGTATTAACATTAGCTACATTTATATTTCCATCGTTAGAAGTCTTAATTACTGTTGTTCTACTATCTTCGGGTTTTAACCCTTGATATACAACGTTACCGTCACTATCGTATTCTGCTTCTTTTGGTTCATTTGGATTATTAGTAACTACTGACCCATCAGGTAAAACAACAAATCCGTCTGCAACTTTTGTTTGATCACTTGTATCAGGATTGAATCCATCTAATGTTATTGTGTTAGCATCTAAATTTAACACACTATTAATAATTTCAGTAATAACACCAAGTTTTTTCACTTTTGTTGGCGGCGAAATATAAACAGGAGCAATAAAACTTAATGTAGCAATATCTATTTCCGTTTCTGTTCCCATTGGAATACTTCTGCTACTAAAATTAATATTTTCAAGTTGTAGCACAGTTAAACTTGTCCAATCTACATAATTGTCATTTGTTTGGAATTCTAAATCAGGATTAAACATCATAAAAATTTGTTCTAATATTTGTAATTTTTGTTCTGTATTAGAACTCCATAAATCTACATTTACACCTAAAACATAAGGAGTTGGATGTAATCTTTCTACTGTAAATCCGCTTCCTTGTGTAGTTGAATATGTTTGACTAGATTCATCAAATGCACGTTCTTTAATATTAATTTTACTTATAAAACTACTGTCACTTAGTCTGCTTCTATCCATTTGCATACTAGTAATATATACAGCCATTCTTGGTACAGAAGGCATTTTATTTTCACTATTATCTCTAATAATATTTGCAACTTGTCTTGTCAAATCACCATATGTTACAGGTACTTGACGTAACTGTTCGTCACCGTCTTTATAATTAAAATTACTGAAAGCTCTTACAATTTGTGTAAGATATCTTCTTATTTGTCCATCATAAAAATATTGCATTAATTATCTGCCTTTGGTTTTAATGCTTTACTAAGAGACTGTCTTTCAGTAACTTGTTCGCCGTTGATTGTATTTACAGTAGTATTATTAATAAATGTTCCTTTTAGAGTATTTTTAACAGTGTCTGGTGTAGTTGTTGTTCGTACAGCATCTTCAACTTTCTTCCAACTATTTCCATTATATCTAAATAGTCTGTTGGGTACAAAATCTGTGCGTAAAAAGTAACTTCCAACACTACTATTTGACGGAAACCCAACTCCTGTTCCAAATGGTGCTCCATTAGGAGGAGTACCATCACCTACTAAATATCCTTTATAACCACTTTCAGGAGCAGGATCAATTACGTTTGAAACATCAACATCAAAATCAGCCCGTAGCACATCATCGTCAACAGTAACTATACTTACTTCTCCGTTAGTATCAACACTTATTGTATAAAAATGTTTTGTATTATAACCAGCTTGTGGTAGATTTTCTTCTGCTTGTGCAACTACTGCATTGTTAATCTGCATTTCTGTTTCAAACGTTGATAATACATCTCGTAATGTTTGATCGCTTCCTTCTTCAGTAGGCAAATCAAGTATGTCTTTATATTCTTGTCCATCGTATATTTGTTTTAATTTAAGTCTATACAAATGTGGATACCAAGTTTGACTAAAGCCTTCACTTGCTCTATTAACATCTTCAACTACATAAAAACGTTTTAATGCTACTGTTGCATCGTTTAGTGCATATTCGTCTATTAAGTGTGGCAATTCAATAACATCACCGCTTATAATTTTTCTTCCTAATGTTTTCACACTACTGTTAATATGTACTGTCATAAACAATGTATCGTTTTGTAAAAACAAACCAAATTGAGTTAAATCAAAATCGTTATCTTGAACATTGTAATGTCCTCTAATTGAGTAAATATCTTGATCATATTTTCTATCTCTATTTTCTAAAAATAATAAATCTTGAATATTTGATACTGATTCATTTTCGTAAATTGGTTTTTCTTTTGTAGCTTCTTCAGCTGTAGGATTTTTTGTTCCGATATATTTGTGTAAAAATACATCGGTACCACCAACAGTAAATTGTTCTAGAATAATTCCATCTAGAAAACTGTAATCTTTTGATTTTTCTGGTCTATATAAACTTAGTCTCGGCATATGTATATTTATCGTATAAATATATATGGAGAGATTCAATGAACGCAATACCTGATCTAACGACAGAAAAACAACAAATATTTGATTATGTGAATGCATTTCTTGGTGGAGGAATGGTTGATGTAGAACTTGATCCTATACATTACGAAACTGCTTTATCCAAATCATTAACAAAGTACAGACAGCGAAGTGAAAATAGTGTAGAAGAAAGTTACGCAACTATTACTTTAGTAGAAAGTCAAAATGCCTACATTCTACCACAGGAAATTATCGAAGTAAGAAAAATTTATAGAAGAAGTGTTGGAAGTAGACTAGGAGCAAGTGCCGATGGAGGTAGTTTATTTGAGCCTTTTAACTTAGCATATACTAATACGTATTTGCTTGCAGGTTCTGGTATAGGTGGATTAGCTACATATGACTTTTTTGCTCAACAGCAAGAATTAATTGGAAGGATGTTTGGCTCATTTATGGAATTCAAATGGAACCCTACTAGCCACAAATTAACAATACTTCAAAGACCAAGAGCCGAAGAAGAAGTTCTTTTACAAGTTTATAATTATAGACCTGATTTTGAATTATTTGCTGATTATAAAGCCGCACAATGGATTAAAGATTACACATTAGCAGGATGTAAATATATGCTAGGTGAAGCAAGAAGTAAGTTTAGTACTATAGCTGGTCCCGGCGGCGGAACTACATTAAACGGTGACACACTTAAGGCTGAAGCACAACAGGAAATGGAAAAGCTGGAACAGGATCTGTTTATGGCAGTAGCAGGTGGCACTGGTTACGGATTTCTAATAGGTTAAAGATCTTCGTCATGCACATATAGTTGCATCAGTGCATAATGTAAAACTTTCATAAGATCTTTTCTAGCATCTTCTTTTGTACCTTTTTTGCCATAGCGTTGACCATATTTTAAAACATTTCCAACACAAAACCCAGTACCGTGTCCGCCATCAATTATAAATTCCGTAGCTTGAAATTTATCTTTTGAATAATGAGCACCATAAGTTGTATCTATATATTTTGCAAACTCTTTAATATATTCATCTTCTTTAAATTTGTATTTTATCATAAACAACTCCTTAATTTTTATTTTACACGATTAATTACACTTAGTCAATAGAAAAATGCGTGTATTACTAGACTAAAATCAATAAAAATAACCAAATCTGCTAAATAATAGTAATAAGAGATTTAGACCCATAGGAGAAATTAAAATGGCATTAACATCACCAGGTGTACAGGTTAGCGTTATAGATGAGAGTTTTTATACTCCAGCTGAACCAGGTACTACTCCAATCATCTTTGTTGCTACCGCAGAAAATAAACTGAACGGTGCTGGAACAGGTATTGCACCTGGAACTACAAAAGCAAGTGCAGGAAAAGTTTATTTGTTATCATCACAAAGAGACTTAGTAGAAACTTTTGGAGATCCAAGCTTTAAAACGGAT